CTAAAGCCCTGCTCGTACAGACTGAAAGCTCTGCGCTCGTCAATCTGAATTGGCTTGCGTCCTGATCCTTTTCTAGCTCCACCCTGCATTTAAGACTCTCCATGCTGTTGCCGCACACAATGGGACTTGTCCATTTCCAATGGCTTTAAGTCTGTGAACCCTAGCGGCTACTGATTTACTAACTCTGGGAACGATCTGCGCTTCATCCAAGCAAGTTTGTTCCCGCATTCTCTGCTGCAAGTCTTTTCTCTCGGCCTCTTGTATGTAAAAATCTTTCCGCAATAGAGACAAATCCGATCCTTGCTGTGATCTTTCCATCTTTCGTTCGCATGAAGCGTCCCATGACATTTCTGGCAAAGAATTGCTATGTTCTTGCTTTGGTTGTTCAACGGGTTGTTGTCCAAGTGGTGTCTGTGAAGGGTCTGAATCCCACCACATCGTTCGCATTTGTCCAATGCCTTGAATAGCCTCTGCGCTTGCTTCCTGCCAGCGTTGAAACTCTTGTTTGTTAGATCCATTTAAATCACTCCATTTGATAGGCCAGTTCATCAACCATTCTACCCAATCTGGATTTAATTGCCCACTATTGCTTACTTCTAATTGCCGATATACCGCCACTGCTGTCGATACTTGCCCCACATTCCTGAATAGATTCATTCCTGGACTGTCTTTCCAATCCCTCGCATTGGGCGTAGGCCACTTCTCTTGTATCTCTGGATTCGCCAAGCTGAAGTTCACTCCTCCTTTGGCTTTCCAAGATGCGCTCGTTGGCTTGCTCCTGTGATCTGTAGCTTGTGGAGTCGGCAGCTTTTCGATCTTCTTGCGTAAAGCTCTTCTGCTGTTGCTCCCACCATCTAATCCTGTCGTGTTGGGCGTGTGAAAGCTGTCCACGCCATTTGGCGACAATCCACATCCTGTCCCTCTGATGTGGCGCTCCAACGTCCGCTGCTCCCAGCACTCCCCATCTCGCATCAAACCCCATTGAGGCCAAGTCTCCGAGAACTCGTCCAAGTCCCCTAGAAGTGAGCATTGGTGAGTTTTCCACGAACACGAATCTGGGTCGTACTTCACGAATGATCCTCGCCATTTCTCCCCACATTCCTGACCGCTCTCCATCGATGCCAACTCCTTTTCCAGCGGCACTAATGTCCTGACATGGAAAGCCACCACTGATGACATCGACAATTCCTCGCCAGGGATGTCCGTCAAAGGTTTGTACATCATCCCAAATCGGGAAAGTCGGGAGAAGTCCGTCATTTTGTCGGGCGCACAGTATGCTTGCTGGATACTGTTCCCACTCGACGGCACAGACTGTTCTCCATCCAAGGAGATGTCCACCAAGTATGCCTCCACCAGCGCCTGCGAATAAAGCCAACTCATTCATTGCATCCCCATGGGATCTTCATCACCCATCGCATCTTTGATTCGTTTAAGTTCCCTAGCCATCATCACCATCAACTGGCTGTTCGCATGAAAAGCTTCTGCCATTTGCTCAAATTGGTGTTCAAGGTGGCTGATCCGCTGCTCCAAAGTATCTTCATTCATGGCAAAAGCTCCATCACTGTGACCTCAATCCGAGGTGATCCAAACGCCTTGATGCTGTGCAATTCGCATACCTGACTGTCATCGACCCATAAGATGCCATTGCCAGCATCCATCAAGCCCTTGATGTAGTTGTCCAGATCGGGCTTGCCAACTGGTCTAAGCACACCTGTCTCTGCTTGCTGGCGCTTGGCCTTTGACCAACTGACAGGAATCGCCTTGTAAACTCGCACAGAAAGGGCTACAGGCGTGTCCAAAGGATCTTGGCTACCCATGGCTTGTCTCGCTACTTTGGCTATCTCCTGCTCCCAATTTGCCGTCTTCTTGGGTGTATAGGTCTTTACGAATCCCCCTTGTCTGGCGAATCTCGGCCTGCCTTTCCCCACAGGCTCTCCACATACGACAAAATTCACCATGAAAGTCATTAAGATCCCCTGTAATTTGTAAAGCTCGGTCAACCAGACTGGTAGGCATCGCCTCGCCTTCACGCACAGCATCCAGTACCTTGACTGCGTCTTGCTTGGTCATTTGATAGCCCTCAATGGCTTGATAAAAGGCAGATCTGAAGGCTTTTCAGGTGGTGGTGGAGGTAAATGCAAGCTTGGCGGCATCCAACCATACTTGCGCCATGTTGCTTGGACATCAGCACCACGCTGATACTTGAAGTTTTCAGCGGTCACACGGATGCTGGGCATGGTGATCTTTGTACCTTCAGGTGGATGCCATTTGTTACTCATTGCCAGTCCTTAAAAATGATTGAAGCCTGGTATTGGCGCTGGAATACTGCCGACCAAGGTGATCAATTATCAAGTCGTCAACGATTGCCGCCATCGATCTGCGTTGCGCCAATGCCGCATTACGCAAAATCTCTTTGCTACTAGGACGCACTCTCACCATCAGCGGAGTGACCTCGATCTTGGGATTGATTGTGTGTTTCATGCTTGCAAGTATATTGCAAAATGCAATCATTGAATTAGGGAAAGCACCTAGAAGCCTAGCGTTTATTGGTGTTGTATGATGCTATCACTTTGCAATCATGCAGAGCAACAACCTACCTACTAAGGAGAGTTCAATGAAGTTCGGCACAATCTGGAAGAAGCTTGTCCGTAGAAAAGACCCCCAAACCAGCAAAGACGCAGCCAAACTGGTCAACACCACCAAAATGGAACAAGTCGTCTATGAGGTGATTGCCAGTTATCCACAGGGTTGCATTCAAGATGAGGTACTGGCTCAGTTAATGAGCTACCCCTACAGTACAGTGACCGCTCGGTTCAAAGCCTTGCTTGACAAGGGATACATCGTTGACACTGGGCTGACCCGCCCTGGTAAGTCAGGTCGAAACCAGCGGGTTCTTATGATCAAGGAGTTTGACAATGCCTAAATTAACCTCGGACAAAATGCTGTCCTGCTCACCAAGCTGGTGAAGCGGCAGACTGGGGCAATGCCTTGGAGCCAGCCATCATTGCTGAGATGGCAAAGCGCCTTGGTATTGACCGCTATGTGATGCCTGACAAAGCATTCCAGCATCCCAACCTTGCACTTGCCGCCAGTGCTGATGCTATTGCCTACATTGACAAGCCCATGGTCATCAACCATGACCCGAGCAAAGGCATCTATGTGGTGGATGGAGACAGCATTGAGTTGACTGGCAATGGAGTGCTGGAATCCAAGCTTACCCGTGGACACCCAGAGGATGTACTGCCTTTGTACCGTGGGCCAATCCAAGTCCAAGGCGTGATGATGTGTACTGGCTTGGACTGGGCAGCCATTGGTTGTCTGTATTCAGGTGTCGAACTGCGGATCTTCTTGTTCAAACCCCATGCTGAAACCATGGCACAGATTGAGAACTACGCCATCGACTTCCAAGGCAGGCTGACAACCTTTGAAGAGACTGGTGAAGCCCAGTACTACCCAGCAGTTGACAGCAAAGATGCCAACCGCATCTGGCCTACAGCAAGGGAAGAAGAGGTCGAGCTTGACATTGATGCCGAAGACTTGGTTGCCAACATTGTGCTTGCCAAAAACAAGATTGCCAGTATTCAAGAAGACATTGATCTGTGGGAGAAGGATCTAAAAGTAATGATGAAGGATTATTCTAGCGCCAAGGTTGGTCATTGGACACTCAAATGGCCTATGCGTCACTACAAAGCCACGCCTGAGAAGATCACACCAGCGAAAGAAGCCTACTCAGTCCGTCAATCAACGATCACTATTAAGGAATCCAAATGAAACAGATTGCATCAGCCCTTGTCAAAGCCCAAAGAGCCTTTGGCCCAGCATTGAAGACTAGTACAAACCCTCACTTCCGCAGTCGGTATGCAGATCTGTCTGCTTGTGTCGAAGCGGTGATTGATGCCCTAAATGAAAATGGCATATTTTTACTGCAAAAAAATTACGACTGCAATGATGGCATCATGTGCGAGACAGTGTTTGTCCATGAGTCTGGCGAGATGCTGGAGTGCGGCATCGTCCACTTTCCTGCTGTCAAACAAGATCCACAAGGGTATGCCAGTGCCTTGACCTATGCCCGTAGGTACAGCCTGATGTCTGCCTGTGGCATAGCACCAGAAGATGACGATGGCAACGCTGGCAGTCGCAAACTAGCGCCAGCAACCAACCCGCTGGATGCTATCAAGCCACCAGCGCCAGCCGCTACTTTGCCATACACGCTAACCATACCAGGCAAAGAACCACGCCATTATGCTGACTCAGATGCATACACAAATGGAACCATTGAACTGCGTGAAAAGGTAGAGAAATCAGCATTGACACCACGCACCAAAATGACCAAACTTAGGGAACTGCGTGAGGCAAACGAGGATCAGGTCAACAAGATCAACCCTGAGCATAAGGCAAAGCTGCTTGGGGATTACCAACTGCGCCTAAAGAGACTGGGCGCACAGCTTGAGGAGAAGGACGATGAATCCATCGGATTGGGAGAAGCTTGACAAAGAATACAGAGAGTACTGCCGCAGATGTCAGTCTGTCGGCATACCCCCTGTTGATTTCCACACTTGGCTTTTAGGCCAAGATTAAGCCATCAAGGAATCCAAGGCGTGTTGAGTACGAGCAATCCGATCATCAATGCCATGGGTTCCACCATTGATCCGCTTGGTCAATGTCGTCATATCGTTGGCATCAGCAAACTGATTCAACTTATTCTTATCCCAGAACCAGCCTGCTGACAAGGCAGCATACTGAGGACTGGATACCTGATCTGGATCTTCTACTAGGTCAACACCTAAAGCTTCACCACACGCACGGTAGTTATCTTTGCCAGTCAACTGAATCAGACCACGACCACGGTACTTGAACCCTTCACCAGAATCCTCATCACCATTGCCCATGCGATCAGCATAGACCTTGTTGGCGATCTTCTCTGGATTGCGGTGGTATGGCTGGGCAGCGTCCAAACTAGGGAACCGCTTAGGCCAAACCTTGGTCAATCCTTCTGCTGAGTAGTTGAGGTTTTCTTTGAGCGCAGTAAACCCAGCAGATTCGTGAGCGCATTGCCCCAAGAAACAAGCCTGTCTCTCAGGCGTTGATATGTCGAAACGATCAAAAGTTTCATTGATTGCATCTATCCACTCCTCTGCCTTTGCAGGCGTTAATTTCAAAGCATGGGCAAGTTGTTCAGCGTTCATCAGTTTCCTTTCATGGTTTGGTAGATGGAGTTGTAGGCATCGATGCAGGCGTTGAGTTGTCTGATTGCTTTGTCTCCATCGTCTGTGATGGTGATAAGAGCTTTAGCAGTCTCTCGCTCAAGTTCGGCTCCTGTTTGAATGCTATCTCCGCTGGCAATGGGGGGATCTGCGGGGGCTTGTACGGGGCAGGCGGTGGCTTTAACAGGGAGCCGCAGCCGCAAAGTGCCAGAGTCAATGTCAGCATTGCGCTTTTGAATAACAGTTTTTGCATTGTTGTTTGCCTTCACCAATTGAGTTGCTTGCGTTTGAACAGCAGAAACCAGAGCTTGTTCCTTCGCCCTTGCCTGCTCGTTTAACCTGGCTATCTCTAGTTGCTGGCGCTTGCTCTCATCAGATCCACCTTTGATGTATCCAGTTGTGCCAGCGCCAATCACAGCCATCAAGATGCCAAGTAGCACCCATGGATTGAATAGACTCATTCCTTGGCTTCCATCTTTGGTTCGCTGTCAGCTTCAGCATCTGCCTTGGCAACAGCTTTTGCAACAGCTTTGACACCAGATCTACCAGCCACACCACCTAGCACACCCGTAATAAATACCATGATCGTAGAGATTTGGCTGGTATACACCTTGTCAATGGGAGCCATGCCAGCCATTGGCTGAGTGACATAAGTCACAGAATAGAGAAACGCAAACATTGCACCGAAAAGAATTGCCACCAATATGACAATCACAAAAGCCCACACACGGATCTCTATCTCTTCAGCGGTCATTCGATTTGGTTTATTCATTACAACGGTCGGCATTATTTTTTCTCCTTTTCAGATGTGGTGATCAACATTTCAGGACAAGTGCCAGTGGCACTACAGATTGGAGGTTTGCATTGATCAATTTCCCAGTTCTTTGGGTCTTGGCATGGATACCTGAATCTATCTTCGCAGCCAGTCAACAAGACCAGCAAAACAGACAACCCCCAAATGCAATAGATGTTCATTTTTCTTTCTCCCTTTCCTTTTGCTCAAGCTGTCGTCTTAACCGTTCAACCTGTTCCAACTGAGATTTAGCCTCATTCTTTGTTGCAAGTATGTCAAGATAAAGAACCCCCATGATTGGCAACAGCAAGGCAATCAGCACACACGCAGCAATCCAGCCCACTATTTCTTCCCCAATTGGTTTACGAACAGGAGCCACATCCAAAGATACAGGAGGAATATAAAAGTCGCTACTAGGTATCCTAGTTTTAGCTGGAAGCTTCTTTGCTCTTCCTTGCGTTGCCATGACTCTACCCTCTTCGCTGCTTCTTGTTTGAGTCTTGCCTGAGTTTGCTCCTCCTGAATGATCTCCCTCATGTTAAACACCTCGCTGTACAAAGCCCCCATTTCAGGTGGGGACTGGTACACCATGCATTCACGGATCTGAACCACTAACTCAGCCATCTGCTGCTGTGCCATCACACGCTTTAGTGCTGCCTCCATGTAATTCTGATCTGGGTCATAGACAGTTCTCGACTTTTCTTCTTCTTCTCTTATGTGTGCTTCAAGCTGTTCCTGAATTTTAAAAAACTCAGTAAGCTGCTTGACAATGTTGACCTTGACTTGTGTCTCGTCAACGGCAACGAACTTCTCCTTCTTTTTCGCCACAGACTTTGGCGTGGCAGAGGATTGAACTGGCTTATTCTTAGGTTTAAAAAAGTTACTAAAGTTACTCCAAAATCCAGTAACTTCCTTATACACGCCAGCGACTTCATCGACAGTCGCCTTGACCTCCATGAAAGAAGTCTTGACTTGCTTATAAAGTTCACATCCTTCTTTAATTGCTGCCACACAAGCATTGGCAGCGAATAGCAAGGATATAGGATCCACATTGTTACAACCCTAAAAGCTTCTTAACGAATTCACCAGCAACGCCTGGGCC